TTCACACTATGGTGATACAGTAATGGAAACTTTATTGACAGAAGTAAAACCAGTAATGGAAAAACACACTGGACTTAAATTAAGTCCTACATATTCCTATGCAAGAATATATAAACAAGGTGATGTATTAACTAGACATAAAGATAGATATTCATGTGAGATATCTACCACATTAAATTTAGGTGGTGATCCATGGCCTATATATCTAGATCCAACAGGTAAAAAAGGTCAAGCAGGAGTTAAGGTAGAACTTAATCAAGGAGATATGTTAATATATTCTGGTTGTGATCTAGAACATTGGCGAGAAGAATTTAAAGGTAAAGACTGTGGTCAAGTATTTTTGCATTATAATAAAGCTAATTCTAAAATGGCTAAAGAAAATTATTTAGATGGAAGGCCGATAATAGGATTACCTGCTTTCTTTAAAGGTTTTAAATTGACAAAAAATAAAAAATAATCTATACATTAGGCTTGCAGGGGGATGATCCACCACAGATTCCCTCTGCTTAAAACCTATTGAAATCACCCACAATCTGATATAACACCTAATAAACAGGTTTTAATATATGCTACAAAAGTTAGGTTTTTTACCCGGATTCAATAAACAAGTTACATCTACTGGAGCTGAGTCTCAATGGACAGGTGGACAAAATGTGCGTTTTAGATATGGTACTCCTGAAAAAATAGGTGGTTGGTCACAGTTGGGTGAGTCTAAACTTACTGGAGTAGCAAGAAAACTTCATCATTTTGTTAATTCAGCATCAACTAAATTTGCAGCCATAGGCACAAATAGAATATTGTATGCATACTCTGGAGGTGTGTTTTATGATATACATCCTTTAGTTAACCCATCAGGTACAGCTCTTACAAATTGTTTTAGTACTACTAATAATTCACCTACTGTTACTATAACGTTTTCAGGAACAACAACGTTTCAAGCAGGAGATATTATTTTATTTGGAGACGCTTCTACGTTTTCGTCTATAACAAATTCTAATTTTGGAGCAGCTGATTTTGCTGACAAAAAATTTATGGTAACAAGTGTACCAACAAGTTCTAGTATTACAATTACGATGCCTAGTAGTGAAACAGGAAGCGGTGCTACTTTATCTGGAGGCATAACTTTTTTTCAATATTACCATGTAGGACCGGCTGAACAATTAGGTGCTTTTGGTTGGGGTATATCATTATGGGGTGGAACTATATTAGGAGCAGCTACAACTACTTTAGATGGAGCTATTACAGGTACAAGTGGTGGTAATAATAGTTCTGCAACAGAAATAACATTAACTAGTGTTACAGGATTTCCAACAACAGGAACTAATTTTGTTCAGATAGGCTCAGAAGAAATATCCTACACTGGTATTACAGGAACTAAATTAACAGGTATTGGTAGAGCAGCTAGAGGAACTACAGCTACTACACATTCTAATGGAGCAACAGTAACAAATACATCTCAGTTTACAGGATGGGGTTCGCCAGCAGCCAACACCGATAAAGTTACAGATCCTGGTTTATGGGCTCTTGATAATTTAGGAGCTAAACTTATTGCATTAATCGTAGGTGGTTCAGCATTTGAATGGGATGGTGATGCAGCTAACGCTACATCAACAAGAGCAACACTTATTACAGGTGCACCAACAGCGTCACGTGATATGCTAGTATCTACAACTGACAGACACTTAATATTTTTTGGAACTGAAAAAACTATTGGAGATCCAACAACACAAGATGATATGTTTATTAGGTTTTCTTCTCAAGAAAATATAAACGATTATACACCTACAGCAATCAATAGTGCTGGTACACAAAGACTGGCCGACGGATCACGGATCATTGGAGCTACGGTTGGTAGAAATGCAATATATGTTTGGACTGATACAGCGTTATTTACAATGCGTTTTGTAGGAACACCTTTTACATTTGCATTTGAACAAGTAGGAACTAACTGTGGTTTGATCGGTATGAATGCAGCTGTTGAAGTTGATGGTGCTGCGTACTGGATGTCTGATAATGGTTTCTTTAGATACACAGGTAAACTAGAATCTATGGACTGTTTAGTTGAAGATTATGTTTATGATGATTTAAACACAACATCTAATCAATTAATATATTGTGGTATTAACAATTTGTTTGGAGAAGTTGTTTGGTTTTATCCAACATCTACGTCTAACGTAAATAATAGAGCAGTCTTTTATAGTTATTTAGATTCAACAGCTAAACGTCCTATATGGTTTTCAAACGATAGTACTCTTTTTGCAAGAAGTACTTGGGAAGATTCTGCTGTATTTGGGTTACCACATGCAACAAAATACAATGCAAGTGATGATAACTCTTTTGATGTAGAGGGTAATACAGATGGAGTTACAACATATTTTGAACATGAAACAGGTGTCAATCAATTAGAAGCTGGAGCTGTTACAACAGCAATACCGGCTGATATTACTTCTGGAGATTATGATATTACACAAAAAGTTGTTAGAGGAGCTCAAACTAGTTTAGGTGATCTTAGAGGAGATGGTGAAAACATTATGCGAGTTAGTAGAATTATACCTGACTTTATTGCTCAACAAGGTAATACAGTTGTGCAATTAGATTTACGAAACTATCCTAATAACACAGCAGCTAGTTCGTCTTTAGGACCATTTACAATTACATCAGCTACGACTAAAGTAGACACTCGTGCAAGAGCAAGAGCCGTAGCTCTTACAATAAAAAATACTGCAGTAGATACAAGTTGGAAACTTGGAACTTTTAGATTAGACATACATGCTGGAGGAAGACGATAATGTCAATTACAAGATTACAACAAGCTAGACAAATGTATAGATATGGTGGTGGAGCTGATATGGGTAGCACTGGTAGTAGCACTGGATCATCGGGTCCAGCAGGAGGAGCATCGGCTGGAGGAAATTATGGTGGAAATAGTTCTGGTGGAACAGCTCCTGGTGGTATGAGTAATACAGGAGGAAATAAAGTAGATGTAGGTTTTCAAAATGCAATAAGAGATCAACAAAGAAGACAAGATACAATTGACAAAAGTCAAGATCCTAATTTTGGTCAATTTTTTGGTACTAGAGTTCCTACTTATGAACCACCTACTTTTGGTGAAAGACTTGGTCAAGGAGTTGGAAACTACATAAAAGGTGGTGGTATGATTGGTATGATTGCTAAAGGACTTGGTAGTTTATTTGGTGACCTTACTAGTCCTAAATCATTTGAAGATCAATATGGTTATGCAACAGATTATCAAGGATCAAAAAGTCCATCAAGAGTTATTGATTTTGGACCAGAAGGAGGAAATGATAGTAATAATCAAGAATTATATGCTACAACAAATCAATACACTGCTCCAAAATTTATTGAAGAAGAAGGTATTGAAACATTAGTAAATAATCCAGATTTTGTACAAAGGTTTAGAGTAAAGAATCCGTATCGACAAGATAAACAGGGTCAATTAGATCCACAAATTATGGAAATGATAAGTAAGTTATACACATAATGGCAAAGATAGTACAAACATTAACTAGAGCAAGCTCAGAATATAAAGAGGATGTAGCACAATCTCTAATTAGAGATTTAGATGCTGTGTTAGAAAAATTAAATACAACGTTTCAAGAAGAAATAAAACAGGAGATTGAGGCTAGAAGTCTCTTTTTAGATTAATGGCAGTAATAAACGAATACAAATTTGTAGGACTAAATGCTAACACAGACAACACGGAAAAAAATCCGTTTGGTGCTAATAATCCTTTAGTTAGTGAAACATATATTATTAAATCTATTTTAGTTACGTCTGCTGGAACACCTACTCCAACAGTAACTAATAATGGTATAGTAGTTATAAAGGCAGCACAATTAACTGCTGATACTACAGTCGAATTATTAACCCAACCTTTGATAGTTGTGGGAGGAACTACATTAACTATTAAAGCAGGTAGTGCAGACGCATTTACATTTGGCGTTAGCTATCTAAACATTAAGAAGGAAGTAACAACATAATGATTGAACTAACACCAGAAAAAATAATAACTACAATTAAAAATAAAAAAACAGGAGAGGTATACGAGACTGAAGAGGCTTTAAAAGCTGCAAATATCCCAGAAGAAGACGTGCAAAGAGACGTAACAGTTATCATGCCACCTCTTGATTTAATGGGAAAAACACAGTAAAGTGGCAAAACCATGGCAATAACAGATATACAAATTTCAGAAGAACTAGAGACTAACGCACCATCTATTAAATATAAAGGTAATGAAGGTCCTAAATCTCCACAAGAACAGATGCAAATGGCTGATGCTTTGTTACAAGAAGAGTATGAAAAATATGTATTTGATCTATTAGAAATTAGACCTGAAGCAACACCTATGTCATTCGAAGAATTTAGACAAATGGTTCTTGCAGAAGGACAAATGTCTGGTGGTCAACCATTACCACAAGATCCAACTAAACCAGTTAATCCTTTTGCACCTAAACCAACAGGACCAACTTTACCTAACAGACAGATGGCAGCCTATGGTGGTATCATGGGTCTAGATGGTAGACGTCAATATGGTCTTGGAAGTTTTTTAAAAAAAACAGTTAGAAAAATTATACCTAATGAAGTAGCAGATATTGCAGTTAAAGCTGCACCATTTATTGCACCGTTTAATCCACTAGCTGCAGCAGTAGCAGGTGGTCTTGGAACATTCGATCAAACAGGAAGTATTAGTGGTGGTCTTAAATCAGGATTAAAAAATTATGCTTTAGGTCAAGGAGCTAGATATTTAGGTGGAGCAGATTTTCAAGGATTACAAAATCCATTTACTAGAGATGCATTTAGTATGCCAACAGGTAGTGGTGGTATAAAAAATTTATTTAAAGAAAAAGCAACTATATCAGAAGGTATACCTCGTATAAGTGGTAATGAAGTAGGAGGAGAACAATTTGTTTTTGGTGGTGATGATGCATTAGGTGGAGAAATGATGACTACTGGACCTAAAGTAGCCTCTAAAGTTGGAGTAGAAGCTGCTCAAGAAGCAGCAAACAGAACATTACCTAAAAAAATTATGGATTCTTTATCTAAAGCAGGTCTAGGAAACAACCTTGTTACAGGTCTTTTAGCTGGTGGTTTAGGAGCTAGTGCTCTTATGGGTAATATGGAACCAGAAGAAATACAAGATTTACAAAGAGGTGAAGGTTTAGATATAGAAGGTATTAGAGCAGAAGTAATAGAAGCTATGAAAGACCCAAGCGGTGAAGCATTAGAAGCTATTAGAATTAAATATCCTTTCCTTGGAACACAAAGATCTAAAAATATAGATGCTATGGGAAAAGCTATGGGTGGTAGAATAGGATTTGAAGAGGGTGGTGAT